ATAGTGGACAGGCTAAACTACAGAGTTTAATTGGTAGCTATAACCACTATATGGGTATGATTAGAGACGTAACTGGTCTTAATGAGGCACGTGATGGTTCTACTCCAAACCCAGATGCATTAGTTGGAGTTCAGAAGTTAGCGGCATTAAATTCAAACACAGCAACAAGACACATACTAGAGTCAAGTCTATATATTACACGTTCGTTATCTGAAGCAATTTCTTATAGAGTTGCAGATATATTAGAGTACTCTGACTTTAAGGAGGAGTTTGTAAATCAGATAGGTAAGTACAGTGTTGGTATCTTAGAAGACATTAAGGACTTATATATATACGACTTTGGTATATTTATCGAGGTATCACCTGATGAGGAGGAGAAGGCTCAGTTAGAGCAGAACATTCAGATTTCACTATCACGTGATTCTATCTTATTAGAGGATGCTATTGATATTAGAGAGATGAGAAACCTTAAACTAGCTAATCAACTTCTTAAACTTAAGAGGAAAAAGAGAGAAGAACAGAAGCAAAAGCAAGCTCAAGAGGCTCAGCAAATGCAAGGTCAGATGCAGCAACAATCTCAGCAGTTAGCAGCTCAAGTAGCTATGCAGCAGATTCAAGCGGAAACACAGGCTAAGTTGCAGGTTAAGCAGGCTGAGTCTGCATTTGATATTCAGAAGATGCAGAGCGAGGTTCAGGCCAAGATGCAGCTTATGGAGATTGAGTTTAACTACAATATGCAGTTAAAAGGTATTGAGGTTCAGACAACTAAGTCTAAAGAGGAGATGAAGGAAGAGGCTAAGGATAAACGTATTAGCCTACAGAATACACAGCAATCAAAACTGATAGACCAACGTAAGAATAATTTACCACCTGTAGATTTTGAATCTACTAATGATAACTTAGGCTCGTTTGACCTATCGCAATTTGGACCAAGGTAATATGGTAAAGAAACAAGTAAATTTATCAATAGGTAGAGGAGAAAAATCAAAATCAGGAGGACTAACTGCTAAGGGAGTAGCTAAATATAATAAGGCTACTGGAAGTAATTTACAAACAGCGGTTACAACAGCTCCTTCTAAATTAAAACCTGGAAGTAAAGATGCAAAACGAAGAGCATCATTCTGTTCTAGATCTGCAGGTCAAATGTCTAATTTTCCTAATGCAGCTAAAGACCCTAACAGTAGGCTAAGACTTGCAAGAAAAAAATGGAATTGTTAATATGCCGTCAATTAAAATAAAAGCAAATTGCTATAATTGTGATAAGGAATTTGAAAGAGGTAAATATGATATAAATAGAACCCTTAAGTCTTCTGGAGCTGTATTTTGTAGTATAACTTGCGGAAGGCAATATAAAAATAAAAAAATATTAGAAGAAGGGCTTTCAGAAAATAAAAGTTGTTCAAAATGTAATATTGAAAAACCAAGAACTTCTGAATTTTTTCCCAAACATTCTAAAACAATAGATCAATTAGATAGTTGGTGTAAACCTTGTAGATATACTTATAGAAATGAATTTAGAAGAGGTCTTTATAGAGATATGATTTCTGATGACGAACTAATTAATTTATTAAAAACTGAAAGTTGTACTATATGTGGGTCAAAAGAGAAATTAGTTGTAGATCATTGTCATAAAGGAAATTTTATTAGAGGAATGCTATGTAATCATTGTAATAGAGGCTTGGGACATTTTAGAGATGATCCTATATTATTAGAGTTTGCAAAAATTTATCTTCAATGTTATAGTGAAGATGAAGATTATAAAGTTGAATTTAAAGAATATATTAAAATTAATTCACAAATATAACTGCTCATAATATATAATAAATAAATAACTAACTTTGCAAAAAAAAATAAGATATGGCAACAGTACCTAATGGAACTAGATTTATAGGAATAGCAACATCAGTAGATTTAACTGAAAGAAAATCAGCTTTATTAAATAAACAGACTGAACCATTTACAATTGAAGATATTTCAGATACTGTAGGTGTAGGTGCTCAAGGACCTCAGGGAGTTCAAGGACCTGCTGGACCATTAGGACCAGTCGGACCTGCTGGATTAGAGTGGCAGGGAGCCTGGGTTTCTGGAACATCTTATGTAGCAGATGATGCTGTAGGATATAATGGAGCTTCTTACTTTTGTATATTAGCTACTTCTGGAACTACAACTCCAAATTTAGATGGTTTTCACTGGGCGTTATTAGCGTCTCAAGGTGCACAGGGTATTCAAGGAGTTCAAGGACCAACTGGACCTCAGGGATTAGGAGCTACTCAGACATTACAGCAAACTGTTGCTTTAGGAAATACTGTTGAATCAGGAGCTATAACTACTACATTAGAAGGAAGTTATTTATCTATTTTAGATACAAATTTTTTAGGAACTGAGATATATAAAGATTCAATTAGACTTCGTAAATTAAATTTATCTGGAGACATTAAAAATATAGATTTGGTATCTCCTACTAATATTTCTGATAATAGAACAATAACACTTCCAGATGCTTCAGGAACTTTGGCTCTTAAACCTACAGAATCTGCACAAGTTGTAGCAAATTCTACTCCAACTAATTTTTCTAATATTGACTTTGTAAGAATATTTGCAAGCGGCACTGGAAAGCGTGTTAAATTAAATCAGATATTAGGTGTGGGAGGACAATTTACTATAAAAAATGAGTCTGCTTATTCTGTAATATTAACTGCTTTAAGTAATAATATTAATGGAGATTCAAATTTAACAATAAAAAGCGGAGAGAATTATCAAATAATAAAAGACGATTCAAGTACTAACAGCATAAGTGCTTATAGATTAATTCCAGGTAATCAATTGCAATTACTATACGACAACTATACTACAACTGCTTTTACATTATCTTCTTTAAACTTAAACTATAGTAATCAAGTTTATTATCCAATTGGGTTTAAATTATATTGTACAGCTATTACTGGAGGAGGAATATTATATACTAAAGTAAGCAGCACTGCATGGGTAAGCAGCAGTATTTTAGAATTAGCATAAAAATTAAATAAATAAATTAAATCAAATGGAAAATTTTACAGTAAAAGAAGTTGGAGCTGTAGAGCAAAAGTCTGTTCAAGAAATTGAGCAAACGCTCTTAGACCAACACGAAGAGAGTCAACAAGCACCTGAGGTGGTAGTTGCTCCAGAAGAAGTAGTTACTCCAGAGTATGGAGACTCGGACGTTCTTTCTTATATTAAGAATAGATATAATAAAGAAGTTAGCTCTATTGACGAGTTGCTTCAGAAAAGAGAAGAGGCAGAGGAGTTACCTGGTGATGTATCTGCATACTTTAAATATAAAAAAGAGACTGGAAGGGGTATCGAAGATTTTGCTAAGTTAAGTAGAAACTATGACGACCTAAGTCCAGAACAATTATTAGCAGAGTACTACTCTCAGACAGAAGAGGACTTAGACCAAGAAGATATCGAGTATATGATCGAGGATAAGTTTGCTTATGATGAGGATCTTGATGAGCCAAAGGACATCAAGAAGAAGGAGATTGCTAAGAAGAAAGAGCTTGCTAAGGCAAAGAAATTTTTTGAGGATTCAAAAGAGGCGTATAAAATACCTGTCGAGTCGAAAGGTGGTTTAGTTTCAGATGATGAAAAAGAGAGTTACAATGCTTACAAGAAATACGTTCAAGAATCACAGACCTATCAGCAAGAGAGTTCTAGGAAATCTGAATATTTTCAAAAAAAGACTGAAGAAATTTTTTCTAATGAGTTCAAAGGTTTTGAGTTCAATGTTGGAGATAAGAGTATAACGTTTTCACCTGGAGATGCTACAGAGTTAAAGAATGCTCAGTCAGATGTAACAAACTTCATATCTAGATATCTAGACAGTGATGGTTTAATCTCTGATGCTAAGGGTTATCACCGTTCATTAGCAGTTGCTATGAATCCTGAGAAAATGGCCAAGTTCTTTTATGAACAGGGCAAGACTGATGCGCTATTAGATAGCACAAGAAAAATTAAGAATATAGATATGGAGACACGCAGTGTACCGCAGTCTAGCAGTCAATCAGGTTTTAAAGTTACAGCTTCGGATAGTGACAGTGGTAGAGGACTAAAAATTAGAAGTTATAAACAATAAAAAACAAAGACTATGTCAGTAATGCCAACACCTGGGTTTTCATTAACCCCATCGGCTGAAAGAAAAACTCTTTCTACGAATTATATTACAGATTTCAACTTCTTAAATCAGTATCTTCCTGATACTTACGAGAAAGAATTCGAACGTTACGGAAATCGCTCAGTTGCATCTTTTTTAAGAGCAGTTGGAGCTGAGATGCCATCTAACTCTGACCTTATCAAATGGGCTGAACAAGGGCGTCTACACACTAAGTATGCAGATTGTTCTACTGATTCTATCGCTACTACTGATCAAGTTACAATTACTGTAAATGATACTTTATCTGGAGCTATTGCTTTTAGAAAAGGTCAAACAGTTTTCTTGTCTGACAACGCAGTTGCTGCTAACTCAAACAAAGCTATCATCACTGATGTGGATTATACATTAGGAACATTTGACGTTGCATTCTATGAGTCTACTGGTCAAGCATTTGCTATCGGAGCTACTATTACTGCATTCGTTTACGGTTCTGAGTTCAAGAAAGGAACTGAAGGAATGGAAGAATCTCTTGAGTCAGTTGATGACATCTTCGAGAATAGCCCAATCATCATCAAAGATAAATACGCAGTATCTGGTTCAGATATGGCACAAATCGGATGGGTAGAAGTTACTACTGAGAATGGAGCTACTGGGTACTTATGGTACATTAAATCTGAGCACGAAACTCGTTTGCGTTTTGATGATTACTTAGAAATGAGTATGATCGAAGCGGTACCTGCTGAAGCTGGTTCTGGAGCTGCGACTCAAACTGCTTACGGAAACAAAGGTTCTGAAGGTTTGTTCTATTCTATCAATGATAGAGGAAATGTTTGGGGTGGTGGAAATCCAGTTGCCTTAGTTGATTTTGATGCTATTATCCAAAGACTTGACAAACAAGGAGCTATCGAAGAAAATGTATTGTTCTTGAACCGTCAGTTCTCTTTTGATGTTGACGATATGTTGGGAGCACAATCTTCTAACGCTGCTGGTGGAGTTTCTTATGGTTTGTTTGACAACGATAGAGATATGTCATTAAACTTAGGTTTCACAGGTTTCCGTAGAGGTTATGATTTCTACAAAACTGACTGGAAATACTTAAACGATGCTACACTAAGAGGTGGTATTGTAGGTGGATCTGTTAATGGAGTATTAGTACCAGCTGGTTCTACTACAGTTTACGACCAAGTTCTTGGTAAAAATGCTAAACGTCCATTCTTACACGTACGTTACAGAGCTTCTGAAACTGAAGACAGACGTTACAAAACTTGGATCACTGGTTCTGCTGGTGGAGCTTCTACTTCTAGCTTAGATGCTATGGAAGTTCACTTCTTATCTGAAAGAGCTTTATGTACTTTAGGTGCAAATAACTTCTTCATCTTTGAAGCATAATTAATACCTTAATAGGGGACACGGCGATTATCGCCGTGTTCTCTTATTTTAATAAATAATTTAAATCTTATAAAATGAAAAATGAATTAACGGATAAAGTATATATCCTAAAGAAAAAGAGTACGCCACTTACCTATATGTTGGCATCAAGAAATACCCACAGAGCTGCATTATTGCACTTTGATGGAACTTCACAAAGAGCGTTACGATATGCAAGAAACCAAAAAAGCCCATTTGAGGATGAGCAGGATGGAAATGCTATCTTAGAACCTATTATCTTTGTGGATGGAGCACTAAGTGTTCCTAGAAATAATCCAGTTTTACAAAAATTCTTAGAAATTCATCCAGCTAATGGATCAATATTCGAAGAGGTTAATACAGAGAAGGATGCAAATTCTGATGTAGAGAAGTTATCTTCTGAATTAGATGCGCAGATTGCGGCAAGAGATTTAAGTTTAGACTTACTTGAGGCTGTAGCTCGTGTATTACTTGGATCTAAGATTGAGAAGATGTCTACTGCTGAATTAAAGAGAGATGTTTTTGTATATGCTAGAAGAAATCCAATTCAGTTCTTAGAGATGTTGAACGATCCAATGCTTCAACTTCAGAATACTTGTGCTAAATTCTTTGAGCACGATATATTAAGACTGAAAAATAAAGGTAGAGATATTTATTACAACTTACCTTCCAATAAAAAGAAAGTTCTTACCGTACCATTCGGAGAAAATCATATTTACATATTAGCGTCTTATCTTCAAACAGATGAGGGACTAGAGGTCTTACGACTACTAGAGAATCACGTTAATTAAATTAATAAGGGAGCTAAGTGCTCCCTTTTTTTATTTATATATTATTGGCACTTTTTATAGTTTGCTGCCAATAATTAATTTTTAGACCACAAATGTACAACATATTTTTTCACTATCTTTGTAAAAAGTTTTATAAATGATAAATTCGGTTAGAAACACTGTATTGTCTGTGGTTAATAAGAATAACTTTGGGTATATTACACCTGAAGATTTTAACTTATACGCTAAACAGGCTCAGTTAGATATATTTGAGAACTACTTTTACCAGTATAATAATTGGGTAGTTAAGCAGAATGCTAGAATGTCTGGAAGTGGATATTCTGATTTAGTAAAATCATTAGAGGAAACTATTGATATATTTTCAACAACGGCTACATTAGCCTATGATTTACCATCTGGAACGTTTGATATACCTACTGATTATTACTACTTAAATTCTATTAGATACAATAATACAAAGGAGATAGACAGAGTTACTCAAGATAAGTTGATGTATTTATTATCATCAAATCTTACAAGTCCATCTACTATGTTCCCTGTGTACTCTATGGAAGATGCTTCATTAACGATATATCCAAGTACTATTGACTCGTTAGTAAGTGCTCAGTATGTTAGAATGCCAAAGGATCCAAAGTGGACGTTTACTCTTTTAGTTGGAGGAACACCTTTATTTGACCAGTCATCTTTGGACTACCAAGACTTTGAGATACCATACTCTGATGAACCTTTATTGATAGCTAAAATACTACAATACGCAGGTATATCTATTAGAGAGGCTGATGTGTATGCGTTTGCTACTTCGGAAGAAACTACTAACAAACAAACAGAGGGATAATATGGCTTACTTAAACGGTTATCAATACTATGAAAATTCTGGTAATAATCCTGAGAATGAAAACTGGGGTTCTTACCAATACATATCACTATCTGACCTAGTAAACAACTTTATGTTGATGTATGTTGGAAATGACAAATTAATAAATAACGTTAGTAAATATAATATCTTATTCCATGCTAAGCGTGGTATCCAAGAAATAAATTATGATGCATTAAAGGAAATAAAGATTCTTGAGATTAGTATTTGTGATGATTTAAAATTTGTTCTGCCAAACAATTATGTTAACTATGTTAGAATGTCTTTATACAAGAACGGAATACTTAGACCTCTTTCTGAGAATATACAGGCGAATTATAGTAATAGTTATTTACAAGATAATAACTGTAGAGTATTATTTGACCAGAATGGTGATGTTTTAGAGGGTACGTCCATATTGGACTATGACAGAATTAATGATCAGGTAAGAACAATCTATCTAGGAGAGGGTAAATTCTCTGGTAGAGAGGGATACAACATTGACGGAAGATGGTACTTTGACTATAATGTTGGTTCTCGTTTTGGTTTAAATACAGAGACAGCAAACTCAAATCCTACGTATAGAATAGACAAGCAATCAGGAGTAATTAATTTTAGTTCTGGAATGGCTGGGGAGCTATGTATTTTAGAGTATATTTCTGATGGTATGGAGGGTGGAGACGATGCTGAAGTTCAGGTAAATAAACTTGCTGAAGAGTTTATGTATGCTTATATAAGGTATGCTGTATTGAATAATAAAACAGGAGTACAAGAATATATTGTACAACGTGCTAAGAAGGACAAAACAGCCCTTTTAAGAAACGCAAAAATAAGATTGAGTAATATGCACCCTGGAAGATTATTGATGAATCTGAGAGGTAAAGACAAATGGATAAAATAGTATGGCAAACCAATCTGATATTAATGGCAGCATTGAAGTAAATTTCTTAGCTGGTAAAATGAACAAGGATTTTGACGAGAGGGTTGTTCCTCCTGGTCAATATATTGACGCATTGAACATTAGGATTGGCTCAAGCGAAGGAAATAGCGTTGGAGCATTAGAAAATTCTAAGGGAAATACTCAGCTTACAGATATTAGATACCAAGGTAACGCATTAGGTAAAGATGCTAGATGCATTGGAT